TTACGGTTGGTGTTGGCGTTACCGTTGGTGTTGGTGTAGGAGTTGGGGTAGGCGTTGGACGCTGGCCAACAATGGTGACCGTTTGCATAGTCTCTGCATTGAGAACATCCTGCACCGTTTTGTTATCTGCCAAATTAGGAAATTGAGTAATGATTTCCTTCATCAAGTCCTGATAGTACTGTTTGTCATCAGTGCCCAAATCAGCTTTATCAAAATACTCTTTGATGTTGTTGATAAAACCTTGAGCTTGACCAGAACGCAAAATGTCTCTGACGACAGGGTTATCAATTGCACCAGCAATATCACCTACCTCGCCAATAGTTGCAGACTTGAGGTCTACTTTGCTCCAGAAGTTGTCAAAGGTTGAAGGCTTTGCTTTAGTTGAATCAACCGTATCAACTGAAGTTGCGCCGGGCAACAAGCCCTCGCGTTGCAACACTTCGGTAAGCTTGGCATTCAGGTCTGTGGCTTCTTTGCCAATACCGCCATAGAACTCATCAGAGGCCTTTAGGAATTGATCTGGATACTTGCGCGCAAGCACGCTGATCATTTGATCTGGTGGAACGATTGTTGGTGTTCCGTTCAGATCAAAATAGATCTTGCCTGTAGCGGCGTCTTGCTTGACGTTTAATTGCGTAAGTTTTCCATCGTCGTCAATAAACGGCATGGTGATTGGCTTGCCTGTCGAATCAGTCACAAGAGACACGGTTTTGCCGTTCTCTTGATACGTCATGTTGCCTTGCTTGTCCAAAGAAACAGGCAGGTTTTGTGTGGCGCCATTTATATCAATAAATGAAATTGTTGTTGGCTTACCAGACGAGTCATACTGGACTTGCGTTGTTTTATTGTTGACGCCGCCCGGGCCTGCAACCAACTCACCCTCGCCAGCAGTGTAGTCACCAGTCAAGAATTTGCCTGTCTCTGGATTGATGCCAATAGCGATCAATGCACGAGCTGTATCTGCATCAGGCTTTGTGCCATTTGTCAGATACGACATGTCTTCTGCATCAAAGCCAGACAAAGCAAGCGCTGTGGATTCTGCTGTACCAAGACCAGCATCAGACAGCTTGGTGGCTGTTGCTGTGTTAGCGGCTTTGTTGGTCTTAATCTCTGTGTTAACACCACTGATAATGCTATCAATCAGAGTCTGATCCAAAGGCTTCTGACTTAGCGTTCCAGTAATAAATGTTTTAATTGCGGCTTGCTGAGTCTTAGACAAACCACTTAATTGTTCGCCAAAGTTAGACAAGATAGCATCAGCGGCGCCACTCGTTCCGCCTTGAATGAAACCAATCTTGGCTGAATCAAATATGTCCTGACCAGTCACTACGCCCTTAGCGGCACCAACAACAGAGCCTTGGAATGCCTTAGCAAGCATCCCTGTAGAGTCAATCGAATTGAGCTGTTTGGTGATGTCTGCAATACCTGCGGCTGTCAAAATTTCGTTGCCAAGATAAGAAGCAAACGCGTTCTTTAATGCGGCCCCTACATCCTGACCGCTCAGTACTTGAATGGCAAACTGTGTACCAATCTGAGCAGGAATGGACATGCCAGAAGTGGCAATAGCGATACCAATCTGACCAATTGGGCCAAGCTCTGTCAGAATTTGAGCAAGATCATTGCTTGTTATACCGTTTGTATAAAAGATAGGCAAACCAGTTGCGGCGTCAACTTGTACTCTGTACTCTGTACCACCATCACCTGTGGCTGTGTATCCAAATAATCCTGAACCGTCTGCAATAGCTTTGCCAGTATCTTTATTGATAATGCCTTTTCCAACAACGCCGTCAATTGCAAAACCTTGCCCTATGTTTTCACCTTCACCGACCAGAACCGTTCTAACTTTAGCGGCTTCTGCGGCGGTTAAAGGAATAAAGCTTTCAGTTGTTGGGTCATATTTTTGATACCCAATAACGTCGCCATTTTCATTATATTTTGGTTGAACTAATACATCACCAATGATGTCGCCAGTACCAATTTGATTAAGGTTTGTAATGCCAAGGGACAGCAAATAACCAGCCATGTCCAAAGCAACTTGCTGTTGGTTTGTAACGCTTTCTAGGCCAAGAATCTTGGCGCCTGTAGCGGCATCAAAACCAATGTTTGCGCCTTCACCTGCTGTAAGCGCACCGCCACCCCAATATTGATTTGCACCAGTCAAGTTTGTAATGGTCTGAATTTGACTTGTCAGAGTTGCCAACGAATTTTTGTCTAGTTTTTGACCAGTGTTTCCGTAGTCAACCAAATCTTCTGGTTTGCTTGTTGGAGTGGGCGTTGGGGTAGGGGTAGGGGTAGAAGTCGGTGTCGGAGTAGACGTTGGAGTAGGGGTGGCTTTGAGGCTATTTGCGTCTCGCACAGTATATGCGGCGTTCACTTGATCGGCAGTAATTCCAAGAGCCGCCGCCGCGGTTAAAACATCAGCTTTACTAGCGTTTGGATCTTTTGCAAGCAAATCAGTCAATGCCTGATTTACTTCAGCTTGCGTATATGTTTTGGTTACGCCTGTACCAGTAGCTGTACTAGTAGATGTTTCTGTTGTGCCAGACAAAAATCCCTTGACATACTGTGTATAGGGATCATCTGGTCTTTCTGCCATGTAACGAGTTGCGGCATCAGAAAATATAGAGGCGTAGTCTTCTGGTTTTACTGCACCAGATTTCAAGAGGTTTACAAAGTTTTCGTATCCAGCTTGATCAATTTGATTAACACCAGTACCAATACCTGTGCGACCAATGCTTGCATAACCAGCACGAACTAATTGATCTGCTTGGGTGTCAGATATTGCAGATAAATTTGTATTTCCCGTTGTTGATCCAGTTGTAGCTTGAGTTAATGCTCCTACATTTGAGGTATTGTTCGTAGTAGCGGTATTGTTTGCTACTGTAGATAGAGCGCCTGTTGTTGCTGTGTTGTTATTAGCTGTGTTGTTGGCAACCGTACTTAATGCGCCCGTGTTTGTGTCATCAAGAACGGTATTTTTTCCTAAAGTAACATTAGACAAACCACCTGCATACACATCAGGTGCAAATTGTTGTGCAAAATAATCAGTTTCTGCCGCTGGGGGTGCAGTGTAAATACCGTAAGCGTCCCTGATTGCGGAGTCGCCTATACCCAAACCACTTAAATAATCAACAGCTTGTTGTTGGACGGCGGCGGTATCTCCACCAGCCAGCCCTGTGAATTCTTTGTATGCGTCTGCAATTTCTTGAGGTGAGCTTGACGCTGAAAGTCTTTCAAAGAGCGCCATTTAATTCACCGATGGGTTAACAGCGTTGACAAGAGCTTCTGCCCATTCTTGCCAGTCGTCGTAGATGAAGGGGCCGGGGATGCCCTCATTGGTAAACACATCAATCGCCTTCAGTCCAGACGCCCACTCTTTCCAATCCGTGCTTGCATCTGGGATAGCCAATTGTTGCACAGCATACAGCTCGCACATCAGCGACGCCCACGACTCAAAGGTGTGATAGCGAGGGTCATAGACCAGTGCGGTGTTAAGGATGGTTGCCATTACGGTCTCACATCACCCAAATCAGCGTCTAGGATGACCTTACCAACTTGGTAGTCACCACCTGCTACGTTAGAGACAAACTTCAAGCGAAGCTCACGGCGTTGTTCACGCATATCAACTTTTCCTGTGTCTGGGCTAAAGATGTAGGGGCCAGTCGTCACGTCGTTAGATTGAGCAAATGATCGACCAGTCACGTAGATTTCCATATCACCAGATTGTACAAAGTCTGGCTCTATACGTTCTATGCGTAGCCACTTGTTCTCACCTACAGGAGAGGGCTGGGAAGGGCCTCCAGAGACAAAGCCAAGCTCGTTAGTTTCAAAGAACGACTCAATCGCCAACACGGTTGTGTTTTGTACAGCGTCAGTGCCTAACTCGTGTTGCCACAAAGACACAAAGTCAACCACCTGATTGACGGTAATGATCAAGCCAGAACCTACAGGTAAAGAAGCAGAGAGGGTATCGCCAACAACGTAGTTCTTTCCCTTGGCGTAGATCGTGACAGAGGTAACGATACCGCCAGCCACAACAATCGTAGCTGTAGCTCCTGATCCGCTACCGCCTGTCAGAGCTTGGTTTGTATAGGTTCCGTTGGTGTACAAAGTACCACCAGCAGTTCGTGTGATTGCATTCACACCACCTACTTCGTTGGTTTCCCATGAAGCCCATGTTGGGCGGGTAAAGACCTGAGAGAAGTAACCAGCAGAGCGCCTAGATCCAAGAGCCTCACCAGCGTCGTACCAAGTGTTCTCGCGAATGTTGTAGATAATCGCATCTGTACATTCAGTAGCAGTACCGCGTGGATAGAACCACCAAATCTCACCAAAACGTGGAACTTTAGACACCCAAACTTTCTCGCGCTGGGCGTAGTTCAGGTTATCAAAGAAGTAGTTCTGGTTCATGGTGTTAGGAATTTCCTTCACAACACCGTTGTAAAGCAAGAATCGATCAACACCGCACCAGTAGTAAATGCCGTCGTACTCAATCACAGACTGAGAGGACAGAATAGACGACTGAGAGGAGATCAGGTCATAGCGCCAATATTGAGGAGGAGTTCCTGAGCCACCGATGAATGACACGCGGATTAAGCTATCAAGGCTCCAAAACAGCCCAGAAGGCGCGTTTGAGCCGCCCCTGACGGGTAAACCTTGGACAATCTTTCCAGTGGCCACAGAGACCTCATTGGCGTCCGCAGAGACCCAATCGTTGGTGTTGCCTGCTGAGCAGTTCCTGATCAACCCGTTGTTGCCATAAACAAAAACATAAGGGTGAAGGGAAACAACACCACCAGAGACGGAGACGTTGTTGTCAAAAGTGATCGTAGAAGCGCCAGAAGTTGTGGCCGCGGCAGAGATTGTGACGTTTTGTACTTGACTTAATGTAAACACCAAGCCTGTTGTTGTTCCAGCCGTAGTGACAATTGCCGCACCGCCAGACGAAGCGGACAAGGTGAATGTTGTGGCGTAGTTCGTTGCGATGATGAAGTACGTCACGCCAGATGTAATGCCTGTCGCTGTGCCAGTGTTAGTGCCAGATACAGCAACAGTTTGACCAATGTAGAGACCTGTCGTAGAGGTACAAGAACACTGTCCAGCAGTACCAGTTACGGCTACAGCGTTCAAAACAGGTACGGCAAGGGTAGACGAGACAACCGTCGTACCAGAGGGAATTCCAGTGCCAGAGATGGATTGGCCAGCGCCAATCTGAAGGCTTGGCGTTGACAAATATGCTGTTGTTGTGCTGTTCAAATACACGGACTCAGTAAAAACGCCAATAGCAGACAAACTCGTGCCAGTGATGTTGCCACCTAAAACAGGGGTGTTGACGTTGTTGTCGATGAGGCTCAGGGATTGACCGGGGTGCGCCAACAGCAAGTTATCCCCAGACCCACTCACGTCATAAAACGTATCAAACTGCCACAGATTATTGTCAGACGCCGTAAAGTTTGACAGCGTCAGATCCGTCACGCCAGCACCTACACCGTTGTTGTCAATAGGAACAACCTGCAAGCCCTTAGAGTGCCCATTGAACACGTTGTTAAAGCTTTGCTGTGGGTTGACGTAGATGCCTCTGGAAGGCCCCGAGATCCCCGCTGTAATCTGCGTGTATCCACCAACTTTGCGAGGGCGTCCGCGCTGGAACCTTACCCAACGACCGTCGTTGTAGAACTCTTTGTCGAAGATAGTTCCATCGCGCTGGATGCCCGGCTTCGTATCGAGCGCAAAGACCTTCTTGGTCATTAGAACGAGCCCCCAGTAATACCAGTGGTAAAGGTTCCAGTCGTTCCTGTAACAGTCCCAGCAATCGTCAAACCTGTTGCCGACAGCGTAGACCTTACAACACCCAAAATAGCAGTGTTAAATTGACCAGCACCAGCACGATACAAACCTGTAGTTGGCTCAGCGGCGTAACTTAACGCTGGAGCACCTACTGTTCCGTCACTTAACGAAACAGTGGTAATAGCGCCAGCCTGAGATGTATTCGCGTTAAAGAAGTTGGTTCCGTCACAAGCCAAAGTCACCTGTTGACCAGAAGGAATGGTTACAGATGTTCCGACACCCGTTCCAACAGTGAACGTAAATCCGCCAGCCGTTGTGGAGTTCTTAATCACATACAAATTCACCACTGGTGGGTAAACAACCGTCACGTTACCAGTCAAGGTTCCTGTGTAGGTCTGAATGGTGTTTGTTGCTTCACTTGAAGTTAAAGTGTATGACCCTGTGACAACAGCTTTAACCAAAGACGTGTAGAAGAACTGGTTGCTAACACCGTAACCTACGGTCAGATAAGTTGTACCAGTGCTGACAATAAAAGCTGACTCGTTAGGCGCAAACGTCTTAGTAGACTGTCCGTCTATGTTATCAGAGGCGGATATGACCATTGAGCCAGTTCCGCTGTTCTTAAACAACGTGAACCAATTGTTGCCCAATGAAGATGCGGATGGGAGCGTGTAAGTACCTGCTCCGCCGTCCCACACAGAGGTTTGAGAGCGGTTAGCTACACCAAAAACACCAGCGTTAACCAAGGTCAAGGCAGGGTGGCTTTGGTTCAGCGTTGTGCCACTGGCCACCAAGCCATAGCCAGCCAAGGTAGCGGCATCGGCAGAGGATGTTCCAGTGCCAAAAGCGATGTTGCCCCATGTACCAGTGACCGTAGGATTGGCTGTGATGTAGACGTACTTAGACTCGCCGGCGGCAACAGAGATGATCGTATTGGTGCCTGCGTAGTCTTTGACCGTGAAAGTGTTAGCGCCGACGTTGCGAATCAGCGCGTCGTTACCTACAGAGCTTTGGTTAGCAGGAGGCATGTACAGGTTAAGGCCAGCAGTTGTGGCCGTAACCTGCATGATGCGAGCGGCAAAGTCGTCTGTGGCGTTTCCGTTGATGGGCCACTCTAGCTGGGTGTTAGCGCTTAGCGTAATGGCACGAAAAGAAACGTCCGTCGGTTGAATGACGTTGCCTGTGAATGGTGAGTTGTAGCTCATGTTAGTCCTTAACTGTCGTTAGCGATTGCCTGACGATCTGCAATACGCAACTTGTCCTCTGCCATCAGAATGTCCATGATCAGCTTGTACTGAGCCTGCCACATAGGCACGCGGTCGTCGTTCTTGAGGAAAGGCATGGCTTGAAGCAAAGAGCCGTACAGCAGTGCTTGAGGGGCGTAAATGGTAAACCAATTGGTCTGGTTAGAGCTGTCCAAAGGTTGAACGCGCTCGTAGTACAGAACCTCAAAGTCATAAGCCAAGGTAGGCGTAGGCGCTACCATCCAATGGGTGTAGTCGTAGTCGCAGTAGAACTTGGGAACTTCTGTCAACGCAGGATCAGGCCAGTACTCGCGCAGGTACTCATACCTACGGTTAAAGACTGGCTGGCGCTCACCAGCTACTGTGATGTTCATAGACACTGTTTTGTGCCAGCGAGCAGGCTTGTCAATGACATTAGCGCCAGCGGTCATTGTGCTTGTGTTAACCGTCAAGTTGCCCAAAAACTTGATCTGAGAGGCAATAACCTGCTCAGCGAGCATAATAAACAGAGGAATCTTGTCCAGCGTAGAGGCGTCGTTACGCTCCAGATAGGACTGGATGTTCTCGACCAAACTGTCATAGGTCATAACACTTGCGGTCGTCATGCGTTCACCTCGTAGATTCGTTGTGGCATTTTAATCTGCCTTTTAACTTGTGACAAGGCTACTTGCTTGCCACGCCCTTAGTCTTCTCAAAACTTCTCATGCCAGCGATCCCGAGGATACCTGACAAAATAACCCAAAGCTGGTCAGCTTCCAGCACTGGAGGAGGATCCATGCCCACGGGAACCCAGCCCATAGCCTGCAAGTACTTCCAGCACCACTGGAAAAGCGGGTAGAGCAGGAACTGGTAACCCATAGCCGCTACACCGATCCAACCTATGGCAGGACGCCAGCCGCTGACAAACACGCTTGAGGACGCCGCTTCGATCTTATTGACCTCAATCTGGGCTAGGTCTGTAGCTTGGTCAATGCGCTTTTCTTCAAGATCAAGCTTACGTTGCTCAATCTCCATCTCCATCTTTTCTTTGTCAGTGGTAATCAAGTCGCCTGCAACCTTGCCAACAGCTTCAATGATTGATCCAACGGCTAGTAAGCTCATTTCAAGCCTTTCAGTGTGCGGTTGATCCAACCTTTAAGAAACTTGACCTGCACGGGGTTCTTGTTGCAAATTTCAACGTAACGAGCAATTTTTGCCAAGGCATAGGACTCTTTGAACCGCTGACCATCCGTAATTTGGTTGAGCTTTTCGATGGTTTTGGCACCAATACCGCCGTCTGGCGTAGCACCAATTACCAACTGAGCCAGCTTGACAGCCATGCCTAGTCCAGCATTTACCCCAAAATTGAAGATGGTGTTGGCTACGTCTTGGTTGCCAATCTCGTTCCCACGCATCTTGTCCCAGAATTCGGTGCGGTAAAACTCACGCACCATAGGCGTCAAGGAGCCACCAAACTCTTTCTTGTCGACCAACGCCCAGCCGGGCCACTGTGGGTTCTTGTTACGAGCGATACCAGCGTAGGTCATCCCGCCCGTGTCGCCGGGCACTTCGTGGAGGACGTAGCCTCCCTCGTCTTTCATCATTTGCTCAAAGGCTGGTTCAAACTGTGCCATTATTTTTCCTTGGGCTTGTCTTCATTCTGCATGAGTTTGATACCAGACAGGAACCCAATCATGCCGCCGATAAGAGTAGAAAAAGCGGGTGAAATCATTTTGAAAATCTCTGCGTTGTCCACCTCCTTGGCCCAAAGACCCAACATAAAGGCGGTTACCATGGCCAATACGGAGATACATAGGGTCGTGCTTACCATTAGCGTGACATACAGCGTCAGCTTTTCCTTGGTGTCCCGTATCGGTTCTTGCGGTTTCTTGGTCATACGTATTTGTCAAAATGTTTTGTGTTGTTAAATATTTCTAACTCAATCGTGTTTTGCCTTGCCCGTTTGTTGTACAACTCAATCTCAAGTGCATCAACTGCTTTGTTTACCTTTTCATATTCAACAGCTAGCTTGTATTCATACTCCAACCGTTCCGCCCTACGCTCCGAAGCTATTGCCCGAACATCGTATGGAGAGGGGAACACAAACGGAAACCATTTGCGAAGCTGAATCATTTCTTTTCACGTTTAATCGCTTCTTCA